TGAGGATGCTGTTCTTGACAGGAGCGCGTACGTAGCCTTGACCCGTAGTAAAAAAGGATGTTTTGTTCACATGGCCGCCATGGATTCCAAGTCCCAAGTCAAGGCCCCGCCCACAGCAAGTGATATTATGAACGCGTTAATTTACGCCGTTAGGTCGCAAGGTTCCAATCGTTTGCTCCGCCCAGACGTTGTGGTTAAGGCAGCGTTTTACCGACACCTTCATTTGTCCATGCCATTATTGCCTTGGTTTGTGGAAATTGGCGCCAGCATCCCTAGGTCTGAGTTTCAAAACGTGTTTCCAGCTGTTGAGCGACACGCACTAGCAGAGGGCCACACGGAGGAGGCATCCATTGAAGATGCAGTTGACCCCGTGGAGCCAGCATGCGACAATTTCATTAGGGAAACGCATTGGCACGCCAAAGAGAGCAGGGAGTTACCCGGGAGAGGCGGCGCGACAGACCAGTTCAAAGAGACAGCTTTCGTCAACCCACACGATCACAAGAGGAAGGATACTGCCACTTACTTCCTGTCAGTGCAAAAGAGATTGAAAACAATGTCTGCGAAAGCTAACGCAAGAAGGATGGCGAGGTGTCCGCGCACTGACATGTGCGACGAGTTCGACAGGTTAGTTCCTCATCCTCCCCAATGGAGTGGAATCAAGCACGCCGAGTATTGCGACATGGCTATAGATGAGTATGAAAGCCACCGTTCTGCGGAAGCGGTTAGAGCGAAATTAGGCGCACATGATCCCGATAGAACCGGTTCTGACATTAAAATAAGTCTGAAGAACCAGGTCATCAAGAAGGACGAAAAGCGCCATACTCTACAGGCCATTCCTGGGCAGTTGATTCATGAATATGACATTGCGCAGACATTGGCTGACGCACCACATGCATTGTTTTTGGAGAATGAGCTTTTCGATGCCTTTCCCAAAAATTTCTTGTTTTACCGCCGCATGAATCCTCAACAGTTTAGAGATGCCTACAAGGGTAGGTGGCGTGTAGGCAATGGCGTGCACACATCAGACGTCACTAGGTGGGACGTTGGGTGTGACGCTGGCGTCTTGAATTTTGACGTTCATGTCATGCAACGTTGTGGGTTTCCAGCAAGCTATATTGAGGGTTACATTTTGAGGAGGCTTAATAGCCGCAGTCAACATGGCCCAATGGCAACAATGCAAAATTC